AAACATTGATTTGGATGATGAAAATGTTTACAAAATGCTGTCGGAGGGTCACACAAAGGGAGTCTTCCAGTGTGAGGCAACCCCATATACCAACCTGATTATGAGAATGGGTGTGAGCAACTTCAGTGAGCTTGCAGCGTCTAATGCCTTGGTTCGCCCAGGAGCAATGAACACTATTGGCAAAGACTACATTGACCGGAAAAAGGGCAAGCAGGGTGTGACATATTTGCATGACGTTATGAAAACTTATACCGGAGAAACTTATGGATGCATTCTTTATCAGGAGCAAGTTATGCAATCTTGTGTGGAACTGGGAGGAATGAGCATGGCGGAAGCGGACAAGGTTCGTAAGATTATTGGTAAGAAAAAAGATGCCAGGGAGTTTGATGTATTTAGGGATAAGTTCGTAGAGGGGGCTTCTCGATTTATGTCTCCAAATGTTGCCAAAGATTTGTGGAAAGACTTCGAGGCTCACGCAGGTTATTCCTTTAACAAGTCTCACGCTGTGGCTTACTCTACGCTATCATACTGGACCGCCTGGCTAAAGTACTACTATCCTTTAGAGTTTATGTTTTCTATTCTCAAGAATGAAAAAGACAAGGACGCCAGAACGGAGTACTTGATTGAAACAAAGCGTATGAACATCCCAATCAAGCTTCCTCACGTAAACGATTCCGGGGTAGATTTCAAGATTGAAGGCAAGGGTATTCGGTTTGGGCTTTCTACAATTAAGTATATTTCTGAAAATATTGCAGACAAGTTTATTCAATCTAGGCCCTTTAACTCTTATAAAGAATTAGAAGAGTTTGCGATGAAAAAGAATACCGGGGTCAATAGCAGATCTCTACAAGCATTAAGAATCATTGGTGCCGCAACTTTTGAAGACCAGCCAAGAAACGAAGAAGAGATTAGAGAGAACCTGTATGAATATCTAAACCTTCCAGAATTTAAGGTTACGGTTCCTTCCCACTACCACGCTTTTATTGACCCAGTTCAAGACTTTGAAGAGAAGGGCTCCTTTGTTTTGATGGGCATGGTCAAGGCAATCAAGAGGGGCAAGGGTTGGTCCAGGGTAGAGTTGCTGGATAAAACTGGCTCAGTCGGAATTTTCGATGAAGAGCAGACGGTCATTGAGTCTGGAAAGACATACATTCTTCTTGTTAGCGACAACAGGATTGTTTCTGCAATTCCTGGGGAAGAGATTAGAACTTCTGACAAAGCTTTGATTAAGTTTTTAAATTATAAAATGCTTCCTTATAAGGGTGATGAAATGTATGTTGTATCTTTTAAGCCAAGAATGACAAAGGCTGGAAAGAAGATGGCATCACTAACTTTGGCAGATAGTAGTAGGAATCTTCACTCTGTGGTCGTGTTCCCCACAACTTTTGCCAAAGCATATATGAAAATAAAAGAAGGATCTGCTTACACATTTACCTTCGGGAAAACGAAAGACGGGACAGTAATACTAAATGACATACTTGGATGAGATGGCAGATCGCCTGCACATTATTTCAACAGAGAAAGGCTTTTGGCCTAACGAAGTTGATGATATATTTATCACTAAACAACTAATGATGATTGTTTCTGAGGCCGTTGAGGTCATGGAAGCAATTAGAAAAGACAAAGGCAAGGACGAAATTGCTAGTGAGATGGCAGATATTGTTATCAGGACACTTGACCTATACGCTGGACTAAGGGATAATCTTTATACAGACATCTCTTTAGATGCAGCATTAGAAAAAAAGGTTAGCTTCAACAAAACCAGACCAGAAAGGCACGGTGTAAGATTTTGAGCAATGTAACATTAGAAGAGGCTCTAGCATTACTAGATCCAAAAATTAGAAAAAAGATTGGGCCTGCTGTGGGTATTAAGACAGAGTTTGCAGCCACCCCCAGCCCAGGCCTTAACAAGGCTTTAGGTGGGGGGTTTCCGTATGGAAGACAGGTTCTTCTGTGGGGCAGTAAGTCCAGTGCAAAGTCTTCCCTGTGTCTGCAGACAATTGGTCTTGCTCAGAAAGAAGGAAAGCTTTGTGCTTGGGTAGACGCCGAGATGTCCTATGATGAGGAATGGGCAAAGAAGCTAGGGGTAGATACTTCTCAGCTAATCTATTCAGAAGCCAGAAGCGTTAATGATATGGTAGATGTTTGCGTTGCCCTGCTTCATGCTGGGGTAGACATGCTAGTGATTGATAGTATTAGTTCCCTTCTGCCAGCAGTCTACTTCGAAAAAGACTCTACAGAGCTGAAGAACCTAGATAAGACAAAGCAGATCGGTGCCGAGTCTAAAGATCTTAAGCACGCATGGATGATGATTAACTATGCAAACAATCAAGAAAAGCCAGCGCTGATCCTGGCAATTTCTCAAGCAAGGAATAATATTACAGCCATGTACACGCAGTCAGTGCCCACAGGTGGGCTTGCAACACAGTTCATGTCTTCTACAATTGTTAAGCTGTTCTCTTCGTCTTCGGATAGCCAAGCGATTAAGGCAAAGATTAGCTCTAACGACAAACTAATTGAACAAAAGGTTGGTCGAAAGGTCCGCTGGGAAATTCAAAACTCTAAGACCTCTCCTCCTGGAGAGTCTGGAGAGTACGATTTCTACTTTAAAGGTGGATTAATCGGGATTGATTCGATTGGAGATTTAGTTGATACAGCAGAAATGTACGGGCTGGTAGAAAGAACTGGTGCCTGGTATATCTTGCCAGACGGAAACAAGGTTCAGGGAAGAGATGCCTTTGTTAACTATGTAAAAGACGACAAAGACCTGCAGCAAATTCTTGTTAGCGGTATCAATGCCTAGATATACCGTTTACCAGGGTAGCTTTGTTTGCCAAGAGTGTAGGTGTGGAGTTTTTAGCCTTCGGCTTTATGCAGAAACAAAGCAGATAACTTGGATGTGTAAAGATAACCACTTAAGCAAGGTTTCCCTAAGCACCAAAAAGAGAAGGAGAGACTATGAGCGAAAGATCTGAGGGCAAAAGGCTTGGTGCAAAACTGCACAAGAACAGCGGACGCAACACAAAGAAGGGCGATGCCAGCTGGAAAAACTTTGTTATTGACTTTAAAGAAGTCGGTAAAAGTTTTACATTAAATAAAGACGTATGGGCAAAAGCTGTAACAGATGCCTTGAAGTCTAACGCAGACCCTGCTATAGTAGTAGTTATAGGCGAAACAACAAAAACAAGACTGGCCGTAATAGAGATGTCGCTGCTAGAACAATTGATAGAAGAGAGAGATAGCAAATGAAAATTCTAATGCTAGATATTGAAACAACACCTATGCAAGTTTATACCTGGGGCCTTTGGGACCAAAATATTGGAATCAATCAAATCATAAAGCCTACAGAAATGATGTGCTTTGGTGCAAAGTGGCAGGGTAAAAAGAAAGTTACCTTCAAGTCCGTACACCACGATGGCAAAGAGGCTATGCTCAAAGAGCTGCACTCTATGATGGAGGAGGCAGATGTACTAATTGGGTGGAACTCGGCCTCCTTTGACCACAAGCATATCAAGCGGGAGTTTCTTGAAAACGGAATGACCCCTCCGTCAGTAGTAAAAGACCTAGACCTTATGAGCATTGTTAAGGCAAATTTCAGGTTCCCGTCCAACAAGCTTGATTACGTAGCACAGGCTCTTGGTGTTGGCTCAAAGGTCAAGCACTCGGGGTTTGATCTTTGGATCGGATGCATGGCGGGAAAAGAAAGTTCCTGGCGTGAAATGAAAAAATACCAAATTCAAGACGTTGTTCTCCTAGAAGAGCTTTACCAGGTATTGCTACCCTGGCTCCCTGGTGCCAGCAGTGTTTCCGTAAAAGAAAGACGAGAAATTGCTGACCCAGATAAGGTGGTATAATAAATGGAAGAAAACAAGACAACAATAGATATGGTAAATGGCTTATCGGAAATTGCAGAGTACGTTGAAGACGAGGAGCTTACCCAGGCCTTGACTACAATTGCAAAGCTTATTATTAAGCCAGACATTCCAATTAATGTCGCTACTATAGAAATTGTTAGACTGCAAGCCATTGCCGCGAAGATGTCTTTTAAGGCAACCTGGATGGCTAACGTAGACAAAGGAGACAGGGCCAAGAAGAATATATACTTTACTGCCGCATCAGCTATTAATGATCTGGTTGCCGCTCTTAAGTATATTACCCGATAATAAAATATGACTAAAAACTTGTTAAATCAAATCATGTCCGATGCAGACAGGCCAGCAAAAGCTTCTGAAAGTATGAAGGGGTTAGTAGATAAAATTAATTCTGGTTATATTGCTAAGCGAGGACCTCGCCACCAGCAAAAGAAAACCTTTGCCCCATCTACAATTGCTTATGGGCATGGAGAGTGTGCTCGGTATTGGTACCTGGCTTTTGAGGGCAACACCTTTGAAGACAAGGCCGATGCCTTTGCTGGTGCAAATATGACGAACGGTTCCAAGTCCCACGAAAGAATTCAGCAGGCGATGGCCGATGCCGACATGCTTATTGATTCAGAGTTTAAGGTTGTTTACAACGACCCACCTATCTTCGGATACGGAGATGTAATTCTGGACTGGGAAGGCGAAGAGCTGCTTGGTGAGATCAAGACAGCTATGCAGGAGGGCTTTGAGTATCGGAAAAGAAGTGGCAAGGCCAAGAATGGACACCTGATCCAGCTTCTTATTTATATGAAAATTCTCAAGAAGTCCAAGGGCGTTTTGATTTATGAAAATAAAAACAACCATGAGATATTAGCTATCCCTGTTGTAGTAAACGACTATTACATTAAGTGGATAGACCAGACGTTTGAATGGATGAGAGAAGTTCGTAAGGCTTGGGAGGATAAGCTCTTGCCTAAAAAGAACTACCGTTCAAATTCTAAAATCTGCAAGTCTTGCCCTTTGGCAAAGGTCTGTGCGGATGCTGGCGGGGGAGACATTACGATCAATGCTATGGAGCCCTTAGATGAAAAGCTGTCAGTGGTGCGGTGAACCCTTTGAAGCAAAGGTAAACTATCAAATTTATTGTTCTTCAGAATGCAGGCAAAAAGCAACAAAAGAAAAAATTACGCAAAGGTATGTAATTAATCGTCGTAATAAGATGTTTAATAAAAAGCGTAATTGCAAATTTTGTAGCTTGCCTCTGTCTGTTTATAATGACGAACCAATTTGTCAAACTTGTTTAATTAATCCGCCGGAAGTTAAAAAAGCCTTAAAAGAAATTAAGGGAATTGTTGATGGTAAAACTCAGCTCACTGACGAATAGGCCTAACAGAATATGCTCTATTGATGCCAGTACCAACAGCTTGGCTTTTGCAATGTTTGAAGGGGACGACCTGAAGTCTTTTGGAAAGATTACCTTTAAGGGTGCAACAACATACCAGAAAGTTTCAGACGCTTCAAAGAAAACAAAAGCATTTTTTGATTTATACGGGGCACCGGAAGCTGTGGTTATTGAGCATACTGTTTTTATCAACTCGCCAAAGACCGCCGCAGATCTTGCCTTAGTCCAAGGTGCCATGCTGGGGGCTATGTCTATGTCGGGGGTAAAGATTATTAAATCAATTAACCCAATCGCATGGCAAACCTTCATAGGAAATGGAAGACTAACCACCCCAGAAAAACAAGTCCTTAGGTCTGAAACCCCTGGCAAGAGTGACTCTTGGTACAAGACACGCGAGAGAGAGTTTAGAAAGCAAAGAACAATAAGGTTTGTAAATACCATTTATGATAAAACTATTAGCGATAATGATGTATCAGATGCTGTCGGCATTGGCCACTATGCAATAAGCAACTGGTCAAAACTAAGTTGACAAGGACACGGAATGGCTGGTAAACTGTATACTAATGAAGCTTGGCTTCGTAAAAGATTTCAGTTGGAAAGAAAGACTCCACAAGAAATCGCAAAAGAGTGCGGTGTAAGCGTAGAAACAATCTACGTATACCTATCTAAATTTAAACTAAGGAAGTCTAAACGTTGAGTAAAGAGACAGAAGAGAGCATAGAGCGGGTAATGTCTGGCATCCAAAAGATGCTAATAGAAAAGAACAGGGCGTATGGAGACTCTGCCCTAGAGCCAGTAAGAATGTTTTCAAAGAACGATAACATTGAGCAGCTCTACGTTCGTATTGACGACAAACTTTCCAGGGTACAGAGAGGTCACGAGTATCCAGGAGACGACACCATCTTTGACCTCATTGGGTATTTAGTATTACTTTTAATTGCTAAGGAGAGAAATGAAACAGTATAGTAATAAGGAACATTTATCATTTGACGACATCTTGCTGGTACCCCAGCATTCTGAAATAGAAAGCAGAAAGGATGTTTCTCTTGCTACTAATCTAGGAAATGGAATAGAGCTTGGGCTGCCGATTATTGCAGCACCAATGGACACCGTTTGCGAATGGGAAATGGTAGAGGCTATGGATAATCTTGGTGGGATGGGTATCCTTCATAGGTATATGCCACTCGAAGAACAGCTTTCTATGGCTAGAATGTCTAGGGCACAGAAAGACCACAGGAATGTAGGAGGATCTGTCGGAGCTCGTAAAGCATTTATAGAAGACGCTATGATGCTTATCGAGGCTGGAGCAAACCTTATTTTAGTAGATGTTGCAAATGGTCACAATCAAAATGCAATAACCGCCGTTGAGCTTTTGCGGAAAGAGATTCCTAGGGATGTTCACCTTATGGCTGGAAACGTTGCAACCTGGGATGGATTTGCTAGGCTGGGAGATGCTGGAGCAGATTCTATCAGAGTAGGTATTGGCGGGGGTTCAGCCTGCACCACTAGAGTGGTTAGTGCTCACGGAGTACCGACTCTTGCTTCTATCATGAACATTAGAGAAAAGTTTTACTATGGAGAAGGCCCAAGCTTAATCGCTGATGGTGGGATCAGGAACTCTGGTGACGCTGCTAAGGCTTTGGCTGCTGGGGCAAACGCCGTAATGGTCGGTAGAATGCTTGCCGGAACAGAAGAGTCTCCAGGACATGTTGTAGACGGACATAAAGTCTTTCGAGGAATGGCGTCTAAGGAGGCACAGGAGGACGGCAGGGGCTTTGTTTCTGGTGTAGAGGGTATCTCAACTAGGGTTCCTTTTGTTGGAAGTGTTAGTAATATTATTAATGACTTTGCTAATGGATTGCGAAGTGCCCTGTCGTATACGGGGGTAGAGAATCTTGTTGACTTCCACACCGAGAGCATGTATAATAGAGTATCAAGCAATTCACTTAACGAAACCAAACCACATGCTAAGGAGTAATATTGCGTAGCCGTAATAAGTCAGAAGCAAAGCCTACTAATCTTTTTCACTTCCCAGAAATTACTGTAGATGGATTCCTTGTTGAGAAGGGCGACATCATTAAGGTAAAGGATGAGTGGGGTATGAGGTTTAAGTTTGATTCTTTAGTTACAAACACAAAGACCGGAGCACAGTGGGTAGACTGCTACGAGGTTGACAAAATGCGTTCGGGATGTCTGCGGGCATTCAAGCTAGAAAGAATTAAAAGAATTCCCAAGAGGAGGAAGCGTGCAAGACGAGCAACAGCTAATACAGCATCTTGATACAGTAAACAAGGTTGTTGGCGAATACCTGAAGGGTAGCGACCCAACAAAAATTTCTAAGCAATTGGCTCTGCCTAGAACTAAGGTCACAGCCATGATCAAAGAGTGGCAATCAATGGCTTCAGACAACTCTGCCATCAGGGCAAGAGCAAAAGAGGCATTGGCGGCGGCAGACGAGCATTACGGAAGGCTTATCTCTAAGTCTTACGAGGTTATGGATGACGCAGACACCAACGGAGACCTTCGGTCAAAATCTGGTGCCATTAAGCTCGTAATGGATATTGAGTCCAAGCGCATTGAGATGTTGCAAAAAGCTGGCCTGTTAGAAAACAAGGAGCTGGCAGAAGAGATGCTTGAGATCGAAAGGCGTCAGGAAATCCTTATGGGCATTCTTAAAGACGTAGCTGCAGAACACCCAGAGATTAGAGACAAGATTATGAAAAGGCTATCAGAGGCTTCTAGAAAACTCAACGAGACCGTAACGATTGTTCACGATGTTTGATGATTTCCTTGAAGCTCTAGAGGACAGCCACTTTGCAGAAAAGCCTGTAGATGCAAAAACCTTTGTTGAAGGCGAAGAATATCTTGGCCAGCCACCATTGTCAGAAATTCAATACGACATCGTAGAGGCCATGAGCCAAATATACAAGCAAGAAGATCTTCAAAAGCTTATGGGGTTTGAAGAGGGTAATCGGTATTACAAAAAGTTTACTAAGAATGAAATCATTTTGCAGCTAGGAAAAGGCAGCGGAAAAGACTTTACGTCTACCGTTGCGGTTTCCTACATAGTTTACAAGCTATTATGTCTTAAAGATCCTGCTAGGTATTATGGAAAGCCCTCTGGGGACGCTATTGATATTATCAACATTGCCATTAACGCTCAGCAAGCAAAGAACGTTTTCTTTAAAGGGTTCAAGACTAAGATTGAAAAGTCTCCCTGGTTTGCTGGTAAATATTATTCTAAAATGGACTCTATTGAATTTGACCACTCTATTACTGTTTATTCTGGGCATTCAGAGAGGGAGTCTCACGAGGGCCTGAACTTGATGGTGGCAATTCTTGATGAGATTTCTGGCTTTGCTAATGAGGTTAACACTGGGAATGACCAGGGAAAAACCGCAGACAATATTTACAAGGCCTTCCGAGGCAGTGTTGACTCTCGTTTCCCAGATCTTGGAAAGGTTGTCCTGTTGTCCTTTCCCCGCTACCCAGGAGACTTCATTTCAACTAAGTACGATGATTCTATTATGGAAAAAGAGGTAATACAGCGCACCCACAAGTACGTTATGAACCCAGATTTGCCAGAAAGCTCTAGTAGCAACACCCTAGAGATAACCTGGGATGAGGATCAAATAGTTTCATACAAATACCCAGGAGTTTTTTCATTAAAAAGACCTACCTGGGAAGTCAACCCAACAAGAAGTATTGATGACTTTAAACTAGCATTCTATACAGACATTGGAGACGCGATGATGCGATTTGCCTGTGTCCCTACCTTTGCCTCTGACGCATTTTTTAAGCAGCAAGAAAAGGTTCAGTCCGCAATGACTATCCGAAACCCCCTCGACTCCTTCCGAAGGTTTGATGAAAACTTCAAGGCCAAAGAAGACACCAAGTACTATGTCCACGCCGACTTGGCACAAAAACACGACAAGTGTGCGGTTGCTATTGCTCACGTAGATAAGTGGGTAAGTATCCAGGTAATGAAGGATTACGAACAAGTGGTGCCAGTGGTTGTAGTAGATGCAGTTGCCTGGTGGGAACCCAGGGTAGAGGGGCCAGTAAACCTTTCAGAAGTTAAGCAATGGATTCAAAACCTAAGGAGACAGGGCTTTGACCTTGGGATGGTTAGTTTTGACCGATGGCAATCCTTTGATATACAGAATGAGCTAAAGTCTGTTGGGATTAGGACCGAGACTGTGTCTGTAGCTAAAAAGCACTATGAAGATATGGCAATGCTTATTTATGAAGATCGGTTAGCCATGCCAGCAATTGATCTTTTGTTTGAGGAATTAACACAACTTAAAATAATGAGAAATAATAGGGTGGATCACCCCCGCAAAAGCTCTAAAGACCTTGCAGACGCAGTGTGCGGCGCAGTGTTTGGAGCAATCTCCCACACCCCAAGAGAAAGTTTTGGGGAAGTGGAAATTCACACTTTCAGGGACAGGCCGAAGGTTCGAGTTGGAGATCTGCCAGACAATGTGATAAACTATAAACCTAAAGAGATGACTGAAGATATAAAAAACTACTTGGAACAGTTTGGGGCTATCTAGATGCAGGGCATTCTTTCAGCAAACTTTGATGTTCTTGGCGTAAAGAGGGGGTATACTGGATGTTACCAATTGATGTTGTTTATTTTTCAAACTATTCTGGAAACACTAAGAGATTTGTGGAGAGACTAGATGGACCCAATATTAATATTCCTATTGATTGGAATAGTGGTAGTAGCCTTACCCTCGATAAGCCTTATGTTCTTTTTGTACCTACTTATGGCGGTGGCGAGGAAAGAACAGCAATACCCAGACAAGTACGATCTTTTTTAAACATAAAAGAAAATCGTAACCTTCTTCAGGGGGTGGTCGGTTTTGGAAACAGAAACTTTGGTGAGCATTTTTGCAAAGCCGCAGACTTAATTAGTGCAAAGACAGGGGTGCCAGTCATTGCAAAGGTAGAAATATTTGGCACAGAAGACGACGTAAACATAATCAAAGAAAGGCTAACGCTGCTTTATGGACAAGAACTATAGTTACCACGAGTACAACGCAATGCTCAACCTCTATGATGAGGATAGAAAGATTCAGTTTGATAAGGATAAGCTAGCAGCTAAGCACTACTTCTTAGATCATGTTAATCTCAATACCGTTTTCTTCCATAGCCTTGAAGAGAAGATCGACTATCTCGTAGAGAATGAATACTACGACGAAGAAGTCTTGAACCAATACGACTTTGATTTTATTAAGTCTTTGTTTAAACAAGCTTATGCTCATAAGTTTAGGTTTGCAGCATTTCTTGGTGCATACAAGTTTTATACTGGCTATGCCCTAAAGACTTTTGATGGAGAAAGATATCTTGAAAGGTTTGAAGATCGTGTATGCATGAATGCCTTGATGCTTGCTAAGGGTGACAAGAAGCTTGCACAGGATCTGGTAGAAGAGATTATCTCTGGACGATTCCAGCCAGCTACCCCGACATTTCTAAACTCTGGCAAGAAGCAGAGGGGAGAGTTCGTATCCTGCTTCCTGCTTCGTATCGAAGACAACATGGAGTCTATTGCTCGTGGCATTAATTCATCCTTGCAGCTATCTAAGCGTGGTGGGGGCGTAGCTCTCAACCTAACAAACCTTAGAGAGCACGGAGCACCCATTAAAAAGATTGAGAACCAGTCTTCTGGTGTTATCCCAGTGATGAAGCTATTGGAAGATTCTTTTAGCTATGCTAATCAGCTTGGTGCCCGTCAAGGTGCGGGTGCAGTGTATCTTAATGCACACCACCCAGATATCATGAAATTTCTTGATACCAAGAGGGAGAACGCCGATGAGAAGGTTAGAATTAAAACCCTTAGCCTTGGTGTTGTTGTTCCAGACATTACCCTGGAGCTAGCCAAAACTAATGAAGACATGTACATGTTTTCTCCATATGATGTAGAGCGAGTCTATGGCGTTCCCATGTCAGATATCTCTGTAACAGAAAAGTACCAGGAAATGGTTGACAATCCAGACATCCGTAAAAAGAAGATGAAGGCTAGGGTTTTGTTCGAAACCATTGCTGAGTTGCAATTTGAGTCGGGGTATCCATACATCGT